AACCTGTCAGGAAGAAATAGTCTACTCTGGCTCAATTCAGGCTCCTCCTGAATCAAAGAAGGACAAGATCACAGGCTACATCGCGATGGCCGCGACACGAGTACAGGCCAGTGGAGGGAAGTTGCTAGTAGAGGCTCCCTGGGGCGCTGATGTCGATGCGGTAGTCAGTTCTATGCGCTCAATGAAAGCCCGCAACCCGGAGCTTCGCCTTGTCGTCCTGGATCACTTCCACTGCCTCGCTCGTCACAAAGGGGCGCCCAGTAACGAAGCGACCATGCTGGAAGAGCGGGCTTACCGCCTCATGACAGCCGCTAAAGAGCTAGACATCGATCTGGTAGTCCTGGCTCAAATGAATCGTGTTGGCATGGATTCCCTGTCGTCCAAGCAGCCACCCGGCCTGGATCAGATCCGAGGCACTGATGCCATCGCTCATATCTCTCATGCCGTTTGGATTCTCCGAAAGGAAAGGAATGATGACGGAAACAGTCAGCAGACACTGACTGGTAACCTTGAGCTGTGGCACGCGAAGACCCGTGGCCGTCAGGCCTACTGGAACGAGCAAACCTCATCGGTTGAGGGGATCAGGGGCTTTATCGAAAAGTCGGTGATTAGGATCAACCACCCAACCTCCTCTATCCTCAAAGGTCGCGAGGGCGACGACACCTACTCCCAAATCCATGAAAAAACTGCTTTTTAACGGCGTCGCCGTAACCATCTTCTGGTTGATCCAAGCCCTGGACTTTACGCTTCGCGCCATCGTCTGGCTTGAGTCAGTCCTGGTAGCCTTGCTCAGAGTCGGCGTCGCCAAGCTCGGCCTAGCCCTGATGATAGCCATCGACAAGCAGGCCTACGAGGACACGATCGAAGAGGCCCGGGCGGCCGAGGAGATGGAGCAACAGACCACAGAGCTGGAACTGCTGTCCAATGCCACAAAACTCAAGGAGCACGCCCTTGAGACAGGTGAGTGGACCGACGATCACTCCGAAGCCCTGAACGCAATCGGCAACGCTCTGCTTAACGACTGCGACTGGGATGAGGATGACATTCACCGGTATCTGAAGGAAGTCGTCGAATCCGGCACCGGCCTCTCTTACGAGCGAGGCGAAGGCGACGAATACGACGACTGACCAGTAAAATGATAGGGAGCCCGTGGGGGGTTCAAGGGGGAAGGAGGGCCTCGGCGAAAGCCGGGGCTTTTCTTATGCCCGACCTTCTTCGATAGCCTTGATCAACCCAGACCTCTTTACGTAGAGGCCAACGGTTGCACCATGAACAAAGTGCGGCTTGACGTAGAAGTAGACTTCTCCGGTGTCCGGGTCCATATGCTGCGTCGGCGGCAGGGCCGAGCCCGTGCTTATCAACGTGCTTCCTGTCCAGAGATAGCCAGGTAGAAAACCGAGAACTTTCATGTCACTTCTACGTCGCCAAAGGTTACCTAAAATTAGTCGGTACACTGGTGATGGTTGGAGAAATGAACATGAAGGCTGATGACCACCCCCTGTACAAGACCTTTACGGGGATGAGAGATCGCTGTCGTAACCCGAAGCACCAATACTACCACCGCTACGGCGGACGCGGGATAAGTGTCTGCCCGCAGTGGCTGGAGCGCGGATCGGGCTTCTGGAACTGGTTAGAGCACATGGGACCACGCCCAGAAGGGCACAGTATAGACCGCATCGACAACGATGGCAATTACGAGCCAGGAAACGTGCGATGGGCTACCCGCTCGCAGCAGTACTACAATTCCGACATCGCCAAGGGCGAGCGCCACGGTCAATCCAAGCTGACCAGAGAGAAAGTCTCCCTGATCAAAAAAGCCCTGGCAGAAGGTCTCTCCGCCAAGGCTGTTGGTGCGATGTTTGGGGTCCCCAGAACCACCGTGTCAGACATCAAGCACGGCAGAACCTGGGTCGACGCCTAGTCGAAGAGGACCAGCCACCCGTCATGGTCGTTTGCAATCAGCCAACGCTTCATGAGATTCTTCTTACTGTAGCGTTGGTTCTTCCCGTACTCGCCGCCACGCTTCGGGTACCCGCCGTTTACGAGATCGAGCTCGCCGGCTGGGTCGTGCACCATGAAGTGAGTATCGTCGTGGCCAATCAGGCAGATCCAGTGACCACCACCCGCGGGCTTGCTGACGTGGCCGTGATGAAGGATACCGATCGGCACGGGAATGCCGTCATCGAGCAGTTGCTCAAGCAGTTCCTGAGACCCGTCCATCCTGAAGCGACACGGCACGCCTAGCGACCTGGCAGCGGCCACCTGCGCCTCGGAAGAAACGGTATCACCGTACTTCAGCACGATCCGCAAGTAGTCATCATCATCGCCATCAATAGCTTCGGGGTCTAGGTACTCAATGGCCATCGCCATGGAGCTGGAGTAACACATGCGCTCGGCCATACTGCCGCGAGAGTCGTACTGGCCAAAATACGGTACATCCAACGGGAACTTCGCCAGGATCGGCGGATGCTCCACAGGCGGCTGGAAGCCCCTGTAGCGGGCCTTGAACTCCTCCAGGGTGTCCTTGCCCAGAGAGGCCTCTAGCCAGCGGTAGGCGGCCGTCTGGTGGGGCTCTGCGACGTAATGCGTTGCGGCCTTCTCCAGGAACGAGACTTGCGCGGTAACTTGCGTGGTAGCTTGCGCGGTAGCCAGCTCGACCTCCGCAGCCCGCCGACGGACCAGGCCAGGCATGACTCCGTTCCCGCCTTTATTCCAACGGGGCAGCTCCTCCTTGAAGACCTTGGCCTTCGGCTCGCCGGCATTCAGTCGCTTGCGAAGCGTGCTGGCCTCAAGCGCACCAGCGCCAACATTGAAAGTGAAGCTAACAAGGGCGTCAAATTCGTTCTGGGTCAGATCCACGTCGATATATTTGTGAACGGCAGCCTCAAAGCGTTCCATGTCCATCGCGAGCAGCTGCTCTGCATCAGCCTTGGTGATCTTCTGCCCAAGCTTAATGCCGCCGGTATGGCCGTAACCAATAGTGATCGGCTCCCCTCCGGTGCCAGGGTCGGGGTAGGCGTCCAGGTACAGCCCTTCAAAGCTCTTAACTAGGTCAAGGCCAGCTTGAGAGATCTTCATCGCATTAAAAAGGCACTCAAATAGAGTGCCAAGCAGGAGTGGGAGTGCTCAGTTCGCGCTCAAGGGTGGCAGCGTGTACATCTGATCGAGGCCGCCAACTGCTAGGGCATCTTGCAGTAGATCGCGCTCGGGTTGTGTGAATTGCGATGCTTCCACCAGATTGTTGATGGCAACCTGCACCACAGCAGGATTGGCGCGGCCTGATTTAGCATCACCGCAGGCCACCATGAACTCCACGCAGGCTGCCATTGCAATCGACGATGCGACGGCACGTTCTCGGATCACGCCGTACGCCGGGGACACCAGCAGGCTGTCGTAGAAAGCCCAGTAGTTCGGGCCCACGGTGGTTGTGGCGGCTTCTGGCTCTACCGGCCAATCGACCTGGTGGGGGTAGCCCGGCTGGTCGGTGATGTCCCGCAGTGCCTGGCGGTAGACAGCCCATGCGTCGCGCACCGTGCGCTCCATGGGGGTATCCGGGAACTGGGTCCAGTCGCTGCTGGTCAGCTTGGCGGTGCGCTCTGCGCGGATTGAAGCGGATGCGCTGTTGGTGCGCTCGGTGATCTCTTCTGATGAAGCGGGGTTGGACTCCCAGTGCTCCACCCAGGCATCCCCTTCTTTGACCGCAACACGTCTGTAGTTCAGCGTGTGGTCGTAGTCGGGTTCCGCTGCAGGCGTGACGGGGTAGCAATTGTACTGAGCAGCTAGCTCATCGGAGATCTGCTGCGGCCAGCTGATCTGCGGGTTGTTCAGCTTGAGGTCAGTCAGCGTGTAGGGGTAACGAACCAGGTCGCCTTGGTCGTTGGTCAGGACATAAAGCATCAGGGTGCCTCCATCTCGGCGAGTTGATCAGCCACTACATCACGCATGATGATGGCTTTGAGCTGTTCGGTGTAGTGTTCCGCCAATAGGCCTTTGAGGCGATCGCGGAACTCGATCATCTTTTCGTTGTTGGCATACTCAGCGTTGATCTTGGCGATAGCACGCTCGTAGTTGTCGATGTTGATCTGGTAGTTCTCGATCTCTTCGTTGCGACCGGTCAGTGCAGCAGAAAGGGTTTCTTGTTTGTTCATGGAATTAGGGGCAGAAGGCTACACTATTGCCGTTATTAGTAGGAAGTGTAGCAGGGTTAGAATATTTAGTACCAAATCCTGTACCTGAAGTCCAAGGGTAGGCTGTGACGCAAGGGGAATTGGAGTGGGCAACAGCGATATCATTACCGTTGGGGCTAAAGGCTATGCCGTTGCCGAAGCCAGTAGGCTTCACTGCAGGGTCAGCATATTTGGTACCAAATCCTGTACCTGAAGTCCAAGGGTAAGCTATGATGAAAGGGGTAAGGTCGGTGCCAAGAGCGATATCGTTACTACTGGGACTAAATGCTACGCCGTAGCAGGTATTAAGAGGAAGTGTTGCAGGGTTAGCATATTTGGTACCAAATCCTGTACCTGAAGTCCAGGGGTAGGCTGTGACGTAAGGAGAACCAATGTGGCTAACAGCAATATCATTACCGTTGGGGCTAAAGGCTACACCTTTGCCGCCGCCACCAGGAAATGTAGTAGGGTTAGCATATTTAGTACCAAAACCAGTGCCTGAAGTCCAGGGGTAGGCTGTGACGTAAGGAGAAC